CGTGATATTAGGTCGCTTAGCACTCGGAGCAGATTATGTCAATCCAGCCGCATGTGTTGAACTTATTGCAGGTGCTGCAGTTGGTTCATCAGGTAACGCTGCATTCTAACTTTTATTATTTTATACACAAAGGGAGTCATTACGGCTCCCTTTTTTTTATTCACAAATATTTATACCTATGGCTTTCCCTACCACTAATGCTGCTAAAGAATTACCCGCTATAAATCAAATACTGATGGCTTGTGGTCAGGCACCAGTCACCACTTTAGATGAAACCAACCCAGACGTTGCGATTGCATATCAAACTCTACTAGAGGTATCTAGAGAGGTACAAAGTGAAGGCTGGTCTTTTAATACAGAGCCACATTATGTTATGACACCCGATAGTAATAATGAAATCCTTATACCAAACAATGTATTACAGATAGATCTTACAACAGCTGACGCGGGTGATAAGAATGTAATACAAAAGAATGGAAAATTATATGACAAAGAACACCACACAGATCAATGGACAGATGGAGATGTAGATGTAGATATCACATGGCTATTTGACTGGGTTGATCTACCAATTCCTATACAGGACTATATAACAGCTAGAGCATCCACCATTACCTCTAGTCGGATCATTGGTGATAACAATCAATACCAAATGCTCCAACAAAAAGAGGCATATATGAGAGCTATGGCACTTGAGTATGAATGTAATCAAGGTGACTATTCATACTTTGGTAAACCACAAGGCTCTGCACCATATGTCAGCTATGAACCTTACAAAGCACTTATGAGATAATGGCTGCAGTAACACAAAGAATACCTAACTATTTAAGTGGGGTATCAAAACAGGCAGATAGTAAAAAACTTCCAGGTCAAGTAAGAGAATGTATTAATGGTTTACCTGATGTTACATTAGGTATGACAAAAAGACCTGGTTTTAAGTTTATATCTAAATTAAAAAATACAGGTGGTACAGATTTTAGTGGAACCCAATTAGATAATGCTAAATGGTTTTACATTAATAGAGATGCCAGTAATAAATACATAGGATGTATAACACCTAAAGTAGGTGGTACTAATGGAAGTTTATATGTATGGAATGCAAGTACTGGAGCTGCATGTACTGTTAATCTTGATGCTCCTAACTGGGCTGCTAGTACAGCTTATGTTGTAGGAAATAAAGTTAAGAATGACAGTGGTAAAATCTATACATGTAGTACAGCTGGTACATCTGCAGGGTCAGGGGGTCCAACAGGTACTGGTTCAGCAATAGCAGATAATACAGCTAAATGGGATTACACAACTACTGAATCTGCAGCAGCATATCTTGATGGTGTAAAAACTAACTATGATATAACAACTGTTCAGGATACTACTATTATTTGTAATGATATAAAAGTAATAACTACACAAGCTGCACCTACAGACTTTGTAGCAGCAAGTAGAGGAACAGTATTATTAAATCTACTTGGTACAGATGAAACATCTATACAGAGTACTAGTTTTGAAATTAAACTAGGTGGTACAGCTATACTTGCAGAGAAAAGTTCTGTACAAACATGCACTTATACATCAGGTGCAAGTGACGACTACGATAATGTATTAGATGGTCTTAAATCAGCAATTGATGCTAAGAGTATAACAGGACTAACTGTTACAAAATATGGTACATCTCTACAAATCGATTATGTAGTTAGTTCAACTAGAACACCATTTACACTTGAGGCTAAAGGGGGTGCTGATAATGAAAGACTTACAGTCTTCCAAGACTGGGCTTCTAACGAATCTTGGCTACCTCCTAACTCATTCCATAACCATACAGTCACTATTGTTAACTCACGTTTATATGATGAGGATAACTATTATGCAAAATTTGTAGCAGATAATGAATCTGCTGGTTCTGGATATTGGAAAGAAGGATTAGGTCTTGATCAATCTTCAGGTTTAACAGCCTCTACCATGCCTCATAGGTTATTGAATACAGCTACTAATACATTTACTTTAGAAGCTATTACATGGGGGGATAGAAAGGTTGGAGATGATCTTACAAATAATCATCCTAGCTTTGTTGGTAAGACTATAAAGAAGACATTTTGGCATGACGATAGGCTTGGTTTTATATCTGAAGATAATGTTATCCTCAGCAGAGCTAAAGAACCTTATGAGTTATATGCACTATCAGCTAGAACACATACAGTTGCTGATCCAATAGATGTTAACTGTGCATCAACTAGACCAACTAAACTCCATGCTGTTAAACCAGCTAGACAAGGTTTAATTCTATTTAGTAAAAGTCAACAGTTTATTATCTATGCAGACGAAGGTCCATTAACTCCTCAAACAACAAAGATTAGACCAGTTTCCAATATGGAGATGAGTGATACAATTGATCCAATTGATATAGGTACTCATTTTAACTTCATTAGTAAGACTCCTAACTTTGTAAGAGTTTTTGCTATGCAACCTAAAGGTTTAGGTGAAAGTCCACATATATATGATATTGGAAGAATTGTTAATGAGTGGATAACAATAGATGTAGATACACTTGTAGCTAGTATTCAGAATGATTTCATTGCTATGTCTAGTCAAGCAAGTAATGAGATCTACTTCTACAGGACTTACTCAGATGGTGAAAAGTTATTAATGGAGTCTTGGTTTAAGTGGAGTCTACCTGGAACTGTTCAGGCAATGGCTTTAGACCAAGATGATATGTACTGTGTTACTAAACAAGGTAATCAATATACTTTAAGTAATGCAAACCTAACTCAAAGTCCAGAGGTAGCAATTATAACTAATGCACAGGGTCAGAAGATTAACCCTTGTATGGACTTATATGCACAAGCTAGTTCTGTTGCTTATGACTCTGCTAATGATTTCTCTAAGTGTTATTTACCATATGCTAATCTAACTGATGAAAAGAATGTATTGATTGTTTCTGGTACAACAGCAGCTGGTACGTTTAATAACTCAGGTTTTACCATCACTCCAGAGACAGGTACAGACGGTACAGGAACATACTTTAAAGTCCCTGGACAGAACCTCACAAGCGTTGCAAGCAACGTCTATGTAGGTTATGCCTATAACTTTGATATGACCCTGCCACAGGTCTATTACCAGCTCGATCAGGAGGGTAGAACACGTGACTTCACAGCTAGTTTAACAATATCTAGATTAAAGTTTGATGTAGGTTTATCAGGTGTATTAGGTTTTAAACTCAATGCTACTGGTAGGTTTGCAGGTAAACGAGAATATACAGGTGATGGATCAACTACTGATTTTAACTGGAATAAAGGTGATTTAGATTATGTAGATAGAGACCAAGTTAAAGTTAAGATAAATAATGTAACCAGTACAGCATTCACTTTTCAAAGTGATACTGAAATAAGATTTAGTTCAGCACCTGCTAATGGAGATAAAATAGTTATTTATCTAGATGAATGGTATCAACTACAACCTGTTACCTCAGCTAATACGTACATTGCTGATGACGTAGCTTTAGATGAGTCAACAATATTTACATTACCAATACACCAAAGAAGTAAGAACTTCACCTTACGAGTCTTTAATGACTCACCATTTCCCGTCTCTCTTAACTCGATGATGTGGGAAGGAAACTACTCACCGAGATTTTATAGGAGGACTTAAGATATGGATCAATTTAATATGAGTATGCCAGGTGAGCCACAGATAGGTCTGCCTGGAAATCATATAGTTGAAAGGATTAAGCGGGAAGCTGGTATAGAGATGTCACTTACAGGTACTGAAGCATTTGTTGCTAGTGCTGCTTTAAATGTTGTAGGCGGCCTATTTGGTAAGAAATCAGCCAGCAAACAAAAGAAAGCAGAGGAAGCATTCTTACAGAAGAAGTACGACGAGTATGATCTTCCTCTCTGGAATATGCAAAAGGATAAACTTATAGCTCAGAGAGATGAGATTATAAGAGGTATCCAATTACAACAAAAAAACGAAAAGGCACTAGCTGATTTTAAAGATGCAAATAATTTAAGAAATTACCAACATGCGTTAAAGATAAGAGAAGCTAAATATCAAAATGATTTAACCTTAAAACGTAGGTCTGACTTCTTTATTAATAAATCTATTGGTTCAGCAGTACAGCAAGAACAACAAGAGGCATTCCAAACACGTCAACAATATGCTTTTGAAAATGAAGAGAATATTGTTGCAAGCATACAAGCAAAAGGAGAGCTGGCTGTTAAATCACAGTCTGGTAGAAGTGCTGTAAAAGCTGTTCAATCTCAGTTATATGATGAAGGTAGGCAGATGGCAATTATGGTTGAGAATATTGTTACTGCTAGAAAAGACAGTCGTGCTCGTTTAAACGACTTCTTAATACAACAAGAGGCAAGTCGGATGCTACAACCCTCACGAGGAATAGCACCACTTAAACCACTAGCTACACCATTAGCTGAATATGAATTACCTAGAGAACTAGAGGACTTTGACTTTGGACCACAACCAATTAAAGGGGTTGCTACAACACAAGTTCCTAGCTTTGGAAGTGTCTTAGTTAATGCAGCTGGAGCTGGATTTAATGCTTACTCAACAGCCAAGTTTGGAAACAACTCATATCAACAACCATACCAATCTACTGAATGGACTACAGATATGTCTGTAAATGATCCAGGTATTACTACATGGAATAACTAACAATGGGAAAGGTAAAATTCACTCCCCCAAGGGGGAAGGGTTATAGCAATATCCCTGATGCTCGTTTAATGATAGCTCAACTTAAAGAGAGCTTTGATAAAAAAGAGGCAGAGGATAAAGAACAGTTAAGAGAAAGGAAACAGCAAGATCGTATAGCTGCGGCTGACATCGAAGCTGTAAAGGCTAAAGAAGAGCGTAATCTCCAAGAGATAAATATGGATGATAGTATCTTTTCTACTCAGGAAAGAGCTATCAACAATAATTTAAAAACTGAGATTGCCAATGATAAAGCTAATAGAGCTGCTATAGCTAATGAGAATGATACTCTAGGAGCCATACTTGAATACGCTCCAACAGCTTGGAAAAATATCCAGTCAAATCAGAAGAAAGACTGGAAAGCTACGATGGAGGGTTCATATAACTACCATATGCAACGTGGTTTAACTGAAGAGCAGCTTATTAGATTAGAGTTGATTGAAGATGGCAATTGGACTCAAGGTCAAGGCTTTGAAGAAGAAGCGAATCGGATGCAACAAGAGGGTTATCAACCTAAAGAAGTAGAGTGGGTAAGATTTAAAAACAAAGCATCAGATTATGGACGTTTAAAAGCTTATTGGCATTTAGCAGCTAAAGATTATGTTCCTGCTTTAAAACAGGAATTAATTAAAAGAGGTATTACAGACCCAGCTGCAATGAGGGCTTTTGCAAAAGACTTTGATATTCAATATCTTAAAGCTCATAACCTATATGACCCAAGTACTCAGAAAGCACTTAGTACTGATTTCATGGGTAAAGGTTTAGAGATAATTGCAGAACAAAAAGCTGCATTGTTTAACAGAGCTGAGAATATACAAGCCTATGATATAGCTAAGAAAAGAGCTGAAGATCATGGATTAATTACACAAGATACGATCAATGCAAAAATATTTAATCCTGAACTTGCAGGTCAAGCTGTTAATGAACATTTTGCAGAACAGAAAAAACAATGGAATCCAGGGACTGGGAATCCTTTTACTAACCAAGAGGCTATTGATGCTACTGTCAAGACGTTTGAAGACGTAATTAAATATCCAGATGATGATCGTGTAGAGGCAGCATTTATGGCAGCTCAGGGTAAAGATAATTGGTACACACAGAGGATACCAGCTCTTATGGAAAAGAGAGCTGCGAATAGAAAAAAAATTGAAGAGACTAAAGCTGCTGCTGAAGAGGCTAGGTTTAATTCTGATACGGCTAAAGTTGATAAATTCTTCAATCCAACTGCAGAAGATATAAAGAATGGAACTGGGTTTAACGGTAGTAAAGAAGCTGCTCAGAATACCATTGATTATCTAGTAAAACGATATCCTAAACGTCTAATAGATATACAAGATAAGTATGGTAAATATTTAGAGTGGACTCCAGCTGGAAGACTTGATGGAGATTGGGCTACTGGTCATTACAACGATAAATATGACAACGTAAGAATAACTTCTGAAGATCTTAATTCTGATGATATACCACCTGAATTCAAAAGTACTGAATTCCGTATGGAGGTAGCTAGACGAGAGAAAATCTTAGGTCAAGCTAACTACGACGATAGATGGAAAACAGGAATTGAGAATGCTTTAACTAATTCTTTAGTTGAAGAGGATCAGAAGAGAGGTGGAAAGATAGATGAAAGTTTTGAAGGTGCTGCATACCACGCTGAGACAAGGTTTAGACAATGTGTTATAGGTCCAGGTGGTGACGCTAAATCTTGTGCTGATGCTATAACAGCTGAGATAGAAACCAAGACAGGTGACTTTACAGTTGGTTATTACGGTAAAGGTAAAAACCGGAGAGCAGGTTCTTTCTTTGAAAAGTTTTCAGCTACTGCAGCAGGTCCGTCAAAATTAGCTATTAATGATTTCACTACTCTTAATGGTGAAGAGGCTGATGAAGCTGTAAATCAGGTTGAAGCTGAAAACCATATGATCCATAACAGGCTTTACCTTAATCCTAAGCAACTAGAAGAAATACATAATGCTATTGCTAATGGTCATCCATTTAGGTATCCAAGAATCCTAAAAAGAATTGCTGATTTAAATCCTGAATACTTTGGTAGTCAATATGACGTATTTAGAAGTCAAGTTGAAGTAGCTAAACGTATGGGGGTATTAGATAAGCAATTTGATAAAGAAACTGGTGAGCAAACTAGAGGTGCTTTGAATATGTACACCTTTATGAAAGCTTGGCATAGACAAACAGATGATCCTAATGCTCGTAAGTTCATTACTAACCTATCTACCTTAGATGATGCTAGAAAAGGTATAACTCTTGCATGGAGACCTGAATCAAAAGCAGAACCTCAGTTTATGTCTGAGACTGTTGCTGAACAAATAACTGCACAACCAGTAGACCCTGCTTTCTTAGTTGATCCTAATGCTTCTGAATATCAATTCAATCCAGGTATAGCCAGTGAAATCAATAAGATGATTACTGTTTCTAAAGGTGCTGTAAATAAAGATGAAATACTATATGACGGAAACTTTATAAGAACAAACGGCAATACTACTGAATACTTCAAACTAAAAGGTGAAGAGAACGGTTACAAGTATTTGCCAGGTGAAGGTTGGTACAAATTCAATATCAGATAATAACTATGAATAAAAACGAAGATCTAGAAAATAAGGATGACCTTATACTAGACGTTAATCAACCTTTAACCTCAGAACAGATGGTTGAAGGTAATACTGAAACTGAAAATCCTAGAGGTGATACTTTACGGACAGACCTTCAAGCTGGAGCTGATACGTTTTCTGATTATGAACCAAGTGAATCACAGAAAGAAACTGAAGAATTACTAAATAAATTCAAAATCATCAGTGATCCCAACTCAATGACACGTCTTGAAAAAGACCTGGATAAGATTGGAGATCAGATTCATGAATTCCATCACGAAATGGAAATGGATATGAACCCTGCTAAATGGGCTTATGCTTCTATGTGGGGTGCATTAGACGTACCTTTTGATGTTATTGGTGCAATACCAGGATTAGGAGGTATTGATGATACTTGGGATTCAGTAACTGGTTTTAATAATGAAGGTGCTAAACAATTTAGATCAGTTGCAAGTGTCATAATCCCTAGTATTGTCTCAGGTGGTGCTTACGCTAAGTTCCATGCTGCTAGAAATCTAAAAGGTCTTTATGGTGCTACTCAATGGGTAGGCGGTCAAATGCTTATTAATGGGTCTATTGGAGCTGTAAGTGATTATGGGGAAAATCCTGAAAATAGATTAATCACACACCCTGATAATTTCAAACGGTTATCAGAGGCTATGCCTTGGATGTTTGGACCACAAGGTTGGTTTCCAACAGTAGCTGATTTAGCTGATGCTGATGCTACTCATCCATACATGAATAGATTGTTAGCAGGTATAGATGAAGGAGTTTTACAAGGATTTGGTGATTTACTTGGCTATGCAATTAATGCTGGTAAACCAATTCTTAGAAACATAAAACCTTTATCTAAGAAATCACAAGCTTGGAAAGCTGCTAAACAAATTGAGAATTTAGATACAGATACTAGAAATGCAATTATTGATCTAGATACTGCTCTTAAGGCTACAACTGATGAAAACCAAATAAAAGCAATTCAGACTCAAAAAGCTAATTTATTAAATCAATCTGCTGCAACTGGTACATCTCAAGCTTCTCAAGTTCCTGGTGAGACATGGATCAAAACCAGACAGAAGCAAAGGCAAATCTATAGAGATAAGAGAGCACTAGCAAAAATAGCTAAGGATCCAATGATCCAAAACTTTGATCCTGATATTGCTCAAAAACTAGCTAGTGAAAAGAATTTAGCTGGTATAAATAACACACCTCCAGGCTTCTCTGTACTCAATGCAATAGACGTTGATGCACAATTAGGTGGTGGTATTAGTAGATTAGGAGTACCAACATATCCCTATACACCAGCACAGGCACAAGCCATGAAGTTGGGTAAGTCAAGACATGTTGTACGTGAGATAGCTGAGGATGTTAAAGCATCTGATGCTTATGAAGCTGTACAAGGTTTATTTAGAACTGATAGTGGTCAAATAAGCCACAGAGTCTACGAGATCTATAACAAGATCATGAGGGCTGGTACAGGTGATGATCTAAGAGAACTACTTACCAACACGAAATATCGTGATAGTAAAAACTTAATAGATGAGTTTGGTAAATTTCATGAAAATGCAGCTACATACTTAGACGATGCTGGAGCTGCAAGAGCAGCCGTCACAGCACTTAATGATTTGATGAATCTATATTTAGGTAGAGAAGTAACAGAATCTTCAGCCAGAGTTATGCATACTCTTGGAGCTGAAATATCAGCTAAAGCTGGAGCACCTGTTCAGTTTCAAAACCTACTAGATGAAGATCAGGTATTTAAGAACATCATTGATAAGATGGGTGTCTTGGAGCATGAATATGGAATTGCTAAATATGTCTCTGGTTGGCAGCAGAATGAAAAGAAAAACAATCTTAGATGGTTAGATAAGCTTTGGGGTCAAGAAAGACCAGATGAAGTAATTCGGGTAACTCTGGAAGAGTTTGGAGCTAAGTCAAAACAATTAGCTGATGATTGGGCTGCCTTTGAGAAACAGTTAGAAGTAGCAGGTAGGAAGAATCCAAAGTTAAGACGTACCTTAATGAAAGCGTACGATGCAACTAATGGAAACATAAATACCCTTGATAAACTTAACAGATTTACTAAATATCACCTAAGCCCACTTGGTCTTCTATATAACAAAGAAGCTGCTGATCTAGGTATTAGTGGTTGGCAAATGAATCAGTTTGCTAGAGGTGCTTGGGCTGTTACTTATAACAATGTGTTATCAGGTCTATCAACAGCAAGAGCAGCTGTAGGTAACGGTGTAATGCTCATTGGTAAACCTATTGCAGCTTTAAGTCGTGCAACTTTAAGATCGGTTCTTACTAAAGATATGGAACCTTTAGAACGTGTTGTCTATATGTATGGAAGCATGTTTGAAACTGCAAGTAGAGCTATGGATGATGCTGTACAACGTATGAAGAAGGTTCATAAAGATCCTGAATTCATGCAGAAAGCAGCTCGTAAAGACTTCGTAATGGAAGATAGTAATACTTGGGAAATCTTAGATGATGTTCATGATAGCTGGCATAAAGAAGGTGATTATGGTCATAACTTTATGTATGGATGGGCTAAGTTCCAACGGAAGATAGCTCGTCAGCCATGGTTTAGAACTGGTATTACAGGTATGTCTGGTGTAGATGCCTATACTGATACCTTTATGGCTACATTCCAATCTAGACTAAATGCTTATGATGAAGTATTCACTAGATATGGTAAACAAGTAGATCCAGAATTCTTTGCTGCAAAACTAAAAGAAGCTGAAGAACTCAACTATAGCAAGATGTTTGATAAACAAGGCATGTTGACTGATGGTGCTGCTAAACGTGCATCAGGAGAAATTGCTTTGAACTTAGATGATGGATTCAGTAAGTTTATTAACCCAGCATTAAACAAAGTACCACCTTTGAAAACGCTCATGATGTTCCCACGAACAAGCATGAACCAAATCAAAGTGGCTATGTCCTATACACCACTTTCAGCAATACCTGGACTTGGTAAATATGGAGACATACTAATGGCTGGTGACGATATTAATAAAATCAAGAAAGTTTTATTAGATCATGGAGTTAAGAACTTTGATGAAACTCCCAATGCGATGGCTATCTATAAGAACTTACGAGATGAGTATGAAGGTCGTCTAATGATGGGTGCTGGTACTACTGGTATCGCTTGGATGTATGCAATGTCTGGTGGTATTAGAGGTAATGGACCTGCAGATCATAATGAATTAATCAAACTTAAGAAAAGAGGTTGGAAACCTAACACTGTCAAGGTAGGAAATGTATGGGTTAGCTATAAAGGTGTTCCCATAATCGAACAATTCTTTAACTTGATGGGTGATATGGCTTACTACAACTCAGCTTTGGGTGCAAACATGACTCAAAATGCGTTGGATAAAGCTATGTGGACATTAACAGCTACATATCTAAACCAAACTCCACTAGCAGGTATTGAACCAATCCTTGCTATGACTAGGGGTGATGAAGGTGCATTTAAACGCTACCTTGCACAGAACGTAAGAGCAGCTTCATTCCAATCAGGTGCTCATGGTGTTATAGCTAAGGCTATTACCAATGCACAAAAGGAAATTTATAACGATTTCTTGGGATATGTAAGGAATAATACCGTCTTTAAAGACATGAGTTATTCCAAGATTGACCACTGGACAGGTGAAGAGATTGATGAAATAGATAACCCTATTCTTAGAGCTTTAAATGCTATTAATCCAGTCAAGGTACATGGTGGTAATGAACCATGGAGACTATGGTTACTTAATAGTGGATTTAATGACTTAGCTGAAATTAAAAAAGATCGTTATGGTAATGACTATTCTCCAGAGGCACGTGAACTTATTGGTAAGTTTATGGGTGAGGAGAAGTTATGGAAGACTGTAGAGAAATGGTCTAAGAATGAAATCTATAACGAAGATTTAAACGAACTAAGAAAGTTCATAAGATCAGGTAGATCCGAAGCTGAAGTAGGTGAATTTAGAAATCAACTAACTATTTATAAAAAGCTGAAGAACTTAGTAAATGATGCTAAGAAGAGAGCAGAAGAAAGAATAGCTGATGATCCAAGATACGAACATATAGATATCTTAGGTCTTGGTAAGCAAAGGACTAAACGTCTAATGAGTCAGAACAAGATACAAGAAGCTGCTCAACAATCAAGATCAAATTATAAGGAAAGAGAATTTTTAAAATACGGAGTGAAGTAAACTAACAACAACATGAAATGGCAGTAACTGAAAACACATACACCCAGAGTGGTTCAACCACCAACTACTCATTTACATTTCCATATCTAAAAGAGAGCGACGTTAAGGTAACAGTCGCTGGTACAGCAAAAACTAATGGGACTGGCTCTGCTCAGTGGCAGTTTCATAATGCTACTACCGTCAAATTTAATACTGCACCTGCCAGTGGATCTGCTATCAGAATCTATCGTGAGACAGCAGATACAGACTTAAGTGCTACCTTCTATGCAGGGTCAGCAATTAAGTCACAAGATTTAAATGATAACTTCACCCAAAACCTATATGTAACACAGGAAGTTAGGGATGACTCAGCGTTAGCCTTAACTAACTCAAGAGAGCATGATGGAGATGGTACTTATACCAGTGCTATTTCCAAAGCTACGACAGCTGTTACTACAGCTAATACAGCTTCAACTAACGCAACATCAGCTTTAAACAACTCTAGAGAGTCTGATGGATCTGGAGGTTATAACAGTGCTATATCTATAGCTAATACTGCTTCCACTAACTCAACAACGGCTTTAAATAACTCTAGAGAGTCTGATGGGTCTGGTGGCTACACTTCAGCTATCAGTAAAGCTAATACTGCATCAACAAATGCGACTACAGCGTTAAATAACTCAAGAGAATCTGATGGGTCTGGAGGTTATACTTCAGCTATTACTAAAGCTAACTCAGCGGTGTCAACAGCTAATGCAGCTCAAACCGCTGTTGCAGCTGCTGTTCTTTATACACCTGTTGCCAACGTAGCAGCTATCCCTGGCAGTCCTTCCGATGGAGACTACATAGAGGTACAAGATTCAACTGGTATAGAAAGCTTCTCACCTTTAGCAAGTATGCCTAGTGGTTTTACTGGTGATGATGAGTTAACAGTTAAACTTCTATACAATGGTGCAGGTAAATCACCTGCTAATACTTGGGTATGGCAACAATACTACGCTACTGATCCTGAAGTTAGGTATCGGAAAAAGTTAATAGTAGAAAACAAGACTACGATTGACGAAAATTATACGATTGGTACTAACAACAACGCTTATTCTGTTGGTCCTGTCACAGTTGCTGCAAATAAAACAGTAACTATCCCTGCAAACTCTCTATACTTTATAGGTTAATTATGGCTTACGGAAAGATAAAGGCGGATACACTCGTCTACGATAATAGTGGCTCAGATGCTGAAGTTGCACTTAGTACAATTGGTAATAAAGCTAACTTAGCTAGTCCAACATTTACTGGTACACCTGCAGCTCCTACAGCAGCAGCTAATACAAATACAACACAGATAGCTACTACAGCTTATGTACAAACAGAGCTTGGAGATTATCTAACAACAGCTTTGGGTGCTCCTAAAGCCTCACCAGCCCTAACAGGAACAGCAACAGGTGTTAACCTTACACTGTCAGGCAACCTTACTGTTAATGGTACAACTACTACTGTAGCTACAACAAATACAACAGTTACAGATAATCTACTTGAATTAAATAGTGGTGCAGGTTCTAATGCTAATGACTCTGGTATCTTAATTGAACGTGGTTCAACAGGTGATAATGCAATTATTGCTTGGGATGAAAGTGCAGATAAGTTTATTGTTGGTACAACTACAGCTACTAACACTGCTACAGGAGACCTAACAATTGCTGCAGGCTCACTTGTTACTTCAACAGTAGAAGATTCAAAAGGTAATGTAAGAAAGATACCTTTACAAGATGAAAGCAGTGGAGCTTATGTATTAGTTGCAACTGATGCTGGACAAGCTGTTCATTGCCATTCATCTACTACTCAGGTCACTGTAAATCAGAATGTTTTTGCTACAGGTGATGCAGTTACTATCGTTAATGGTGGTTCTTCAGATCTAACAATAACTCAAGGAACAAGTTTTACTTTAAGAAACAGTGCTGATGCTTCAACTGGTAATAGAACATTATCTCAATTTGGTATGGCTACACTCTGGTTCTCAGGGCATAATGTAGCGTTTATCTCAGGTGCGGGGTTGAGCTGATATGACACCGATACAACAATTATTCCTTGGTGTTGGTGCTAAAACAAAGGCTTATTTAGACTCTGTGTTTAGCGTTGACCTATGGGAAGGAAATGCTACTGACAATAGAGCCGTTACAACTGGTATCGATCTGGCATCAGATGGAGGACTGGTATGGTTCAAGAACAGAGATGCTACTTACAACCATGGATTAGTTGATACAGTACGTGGTGCTGAGAAACTTCTTTATTCAAACAGTAATGCTGCACAAAATACTGATGCTACATCAGTTAAATCTTTTACCTCTACAGGGTTTACACTAGGTACTGGAAATAACGTTAATGGTACTAGTCATCCTAGTCATGTGGCATGGAGTTGGAAGAAAGCAAAGGGTTTTTTTGATGTTGTTAACTACACAGGGGACGGTAATGATGGTAGGACTGTAGCACATGGATTAGGCTGCATTCCTGGCTGTATATTCGTGAAACGTACTGATACCACTGGTGAATGGATTGTACTTCACAAAGGCATAGGACCAACAAAGTATGTCCGATTAGACCATGACCAAGTTGTAGCTAGTAATGCTATTTGGGCTAATACACAACCCACAGCCAGTCAATTCTATGTCAATGATGTTTCTCATGTAAATGCTAATGGCGGTACATATGTAGCTTATGTATTCGCAGGTGGCGAAAGTACAAATGCTTTAGCAAGGTCGGTTTCGTTTGACGGAACAAATGACTACTTAGAAATACCTGATAGCGAAGATTTTAATCTTGGTAATACTTTTACTATTGAATTTTGGATGAAACCTGATGCTAATACTATAAATAGTGGTGTATATATGTATTTAGGTAGTCAAAAAAGTAATTCATGGTACATAGTTATACGTGGTGATGGACCTAATGCCATGCAATTTAGTGATGGAACTTCAGCATATAATTCTGCTGTAAATTCGATAGCCGAAGGTCAATGGACTCATGTTGCTTTTGTTGCTAATGCTGGAGTAGGTACATGGTATATAAACGGAACTAAAAGTACAGATGGTGGTACTGTTTCTGCAGTTAATGTGCCTAATTCTTCTTCTGTATTTAATATTGGAAAGGAAGCCACACAAAATGCTGGTTTCTATAAAGGTAAATTATCTAACTATAGAATTGTAAAAGGAACAGCAGTTTATACTTCATCATTTAAACCACCAACTGAACCTTTAGCAAATATAACTAATACTAAACTACTCTGGTGCAACAATAGTTCTGTAACTGGTTCGACAGTAACACCTGGAACAATTACGGCTGGTGATTCACCTACAGCAAGTACAGATAGTCCGTTCCTAGATCCAGGGATGTATAAATTTGGAGAGAATGGTGATCAAGAAATAATTAAGACGGGATCATACGTTGGAACAGCTACTGCAGCAACAGGTCCACATGTCTACTTAGGATGGGAACCTCAGTTTATACTTGTAAAGAACACTGCTATTGCAGATGAATGGTTTATGTATGACTCAGCTAGAGGTCTTGGTGGGATGGAATCATCTAATTATGCTAATAAAATGAGTCCAAACCAGGATAATTCTGAAGGCCAAGCTCATACTGATATAAAAATAGATAGTACTGGATTTAAACTGATAGGTACAAATGTAGATAAAAATGGAGATAATCAACTTCATATCTACATTGCTGTCAGAAAACAAGATGGGTATACCGCTAAACCCCCAGAAGTAGGTACAGACGTGTTTGCTATAGACGCAGGAGGCGGATCAAGTTCAACTACTGATATACCTAATTTCTCAAGTGTCTTTAATCCTGATGCTATAATACTTAAAGATAAAAGCTCTTCAAGTAATTGGGTTATAGGTAGTAGATTAGAAAACACTACCGATGGTAGAGCCTTACACACTAATACTACTAATACACATCAAAGTCAAGGTTCTAACTGGACTTGGGATAATACAACTGGTTTCTATAATTATCTTGGCGTTTACGGGACTAATACTTTAGGTTATTTATGGAAGAGACATGCTGGTTTTGATACAGTAATGTATAAAGGAAATGGACTAGCAGGACATCAAATTCCGCATAATTTATCAGTAGCTCCCGAAATGATGTTGGTGAAGAATTTTTCAGATACTGGAGATTGGCAGTGCTATCACAAAGGATTAAATAGTGGTAGTAATCCAGAACAGTATTTCTTAAGATTAAACACTGATGAAGCTGAAGCAGATAGTACTACACAATGGAATGACACTGCCCCTTCGTCATCCCATTTCACAGTTGGTACTGGAAGTGGAGTTAATGGTAATAATCATGGACTAATAGCCTATCTATTCGCTAGTGTTGATAAAATCAGCAAGTGTGGTAGCTATACAGGAAATGGTAGTACAGGACAGACTATAACTGTAGGATTCCAGCCTAGATATCTTATTATAAAATGTGTTAGTGAAGCTGCTGATTGGCAAACATTTGACACTGTAAGAGGTTTAGGTTCTGGCCAAGATCCAGCGTTAGAATTTAACACTCAAGATGCTCAAGATACTGTAAGTGAACTTGATAAAACTTCTACAGCATTTACTCTTGGAAATCACGATAAAACGAATAAAAATAATGCAAAATTCATCTACTACGCCCACGCCTAAATGGAAATCCCATCCATCAATTTAGGACGCGGTAAGTTACCAGATGCTCTAGATATGCCTAGCATCCCTCTAAAGCAACCAACAGCAGAGATGCCAGTCTTTCCACCGATTGTCATCCCTCCTGGTAACTTAACAGCTCCAAAAGGAGTAGAATTAGAAGAAGCACCAGCAGAAGAAGAAGAAACAGCAACAACTGAACAATCAACTCTTAGAGTACCTATTGTAAAAATAGATCTACCCTTACCTAGTGCAGAAGTCGTAGCTACTGCTACCTATGCAGCTGTTGCAGCTGTAGCCACTACCACCTTAGCTACTCCTTTATTTGATAAATTAAAAAAACAAATACAAAAATTTCTACAAAAGAAAGTTGATAAATGGAAGGAAAACCGCCAGAAGAAAAAAAAGGACTCCTTGGAAAGCTGAAAGATGCTGCTGAGGATCAAGAACACCAAATCCAAATACTTGGTACATTTGTCAGATTAGGCGTTGTGGTATGGAGTGGTTTTATCATTACGATGAACTACGTAGAAATACCTATGGTTAAGAAATCAGGTAATTCTGATATTACCTTTGTAGCTTCGGTATTTACTGGAGCCTTGGCTACATTTGGCTTAACAACTGGTAACAATAACAAAAACAAAGGTCCAGTAAATTGTCCTATGGTTAAGAAAAAGGAAGAATGAACAAATGGCTTTTACTTTTCCTACTGGCATCACCCACGGTAGTAAAAGCTGAATTAGTACAACCCAACTTCACCCAAGGGTCAATGAACAGTACTACAACTACAACTCAAGATATAACTGAAGAAATAACAACAACCACCTATGGAGCAGCATTAAGTAAATGGTCTGGGGACAACATAACTCATACCTCAGCATCCTCTGGAGGAATAGCAGACTCAGATTCAATCTTCAACATGACAACAGCTGGTTCAGACTTCTCACTAGAAGTCGTGACACGAGCAGCCAGTCAAGTTATAGAACTAACAGAAATAGAAAGAACTATAGAAACGGAATCTACTACTGTCTCCTTGTCAGTCTTCTCTCAATAACACCTGTTAAAGCAGCAGAAGGTGAGACTCATAATACCTCTAATCCAGTTGCAGCAGCCACTGGAAATGTTACGAACCAAGCGGTTCAATTTCAGAATAACGGTGCTCCTTCAAGGCAGCATTATGGTTCTGGAGTGAGTTGTAACGGATCTACTATGACGTTCTCACCTTTCTATATGGGTAATCATACAAAACCCTTTGACGAAGAGATGACACAGAGAAGCTACACCGTAGCTGAGAACTGGGGAGGTCAACTCAACTTCATGTTTCCTTTGGATCGTAGAGGTTTAGCACAGTGCAGAAAGATAGCAAAACGACAAGAAGAAAAGATGAGGCTTGATTATGAGCTAACTCGAATGCTCAGATGTGCTGAACTACAACGAAAAGGTTTCATGTTAGCTGAAGGTACACGTGTATATACCATGTGTAATGACGTAGTACCAATTGTTAAATACGAAAAAGAAAAAAAAGCTGCAGTCAAGCAGTATCTAAAAAAAGAATGTACTCCTAAAGAAAAGAAATTCCTTTGGAGTGAACAGGAGTACGAATGTCCAACTAAACCCACTGATAAAACATGAGCACATTAAGTGATCAAATCGCAGCTAGAGCAGAAAAAGCAAAGAAAGCTGCAAAGAAAAAAACAACTAAGAAAGTAGATGAAAGTTAGAATCGCAATATTTGTCTTAGTAATCGCAGGTGCTTCATTCGGTATCCATAAGGTAAACGAATTTAGAAACTCACCATCTGGTCAACTAATCGAAACACTTCAAGAAAGAAAACAACTAATTGAGGACTTTCAAAAATCACCAACTCTACAAATCCCAATAAAGCAATGATCATCATTAAACCCATCCTAATGACATTCCTCTCCACTAATGCAGTGAAAAACTTAATTGTTCAACTGCTAGAGGCATATGCGAAATCCACTGATAACACCATTGACGATAAAGCAGTAGAGATCGTCAAACGAAATCTATTCCCAGGAATGAAAGCAGAATGAAGAACAGAGCCACTGAAGACCAATTTAACGAACTGCATAACCTTGTTACAACTGAGTTTCTAAAGCGAGTCAAAAGTGGCGAAGCTTCTACTCAAGATCTCAAAGCAGCCTGTGATTGGCTTAAAACAAATGACATTAGCGGTGTAGCAATTGATGGTAGTCCATTATCTAGACTTGCAGCCGTTATGCCAAAAGTAGACCCCGAACTAGTACAGAGCAGACTTTATGGCAGGAAGCACAGCTGAGTATTACAGGAAGAATCCTGAAGCTCGTAAAAAAAGGCTTAAACAACAAAGCGCATATCAAAAAACAGCAAAGGGTAGTGCGATTAAAAAGAACGCTAACAAGCTTAATAGAAAACTAGGTACTTACGGTAATGGTGATGGCAAAGATGCAGCTCACTATAAAGGGAGTACTACTAAAGGAAGACTTCAGTCTCCATCTACTAATCGTAAAAGCAGACTTAAAATTCGTAAATGACCCCACTACTACCTAGCCCACAACA